TATATATATATACATTTATATTACTGTATTATAATATTATTATATATAATATTTTATTTTTTACTCTGTTGATGGACACTGCCTAAGTACCATCCAACAGCGACAGCAATAAATACTAAAACTACCATAACTACTTCCATATTATTATCCTAACATTCATAAGGGAAATACCTTACCTTTATATTTGCCTTTCCATTCACCGGTCTTAAAATTTAAATTAAGAACCATATGTATCAACAACGCAATATTGCGTACGCAATACACACCATTAAAGCACCCAACATTAAATATACCATTAGCATTCACCTTCTGTGATAATCGCTCTAAGTTCTTTTAAACTTTTATCAATATTGTAAAGATTAACTGCTACATATGCAGCCCAAAATCCAACTAAAATAAATTGTAGTTCTATTACCATATTATCCTCCTGTTATTTTATTATAAACTTCTTTCCAATTAGTACAATAGTACCATTCATTACTATGTCCATCTTTATTATAAACATGTCCCATAAGTAAACTATTCAAACCTGCTTCCCAACCATGGATAACATTTTCAATTTTATCTTCAACCCACCAACATTCAGAATCTTTCCATTTTGCTAATTCTTTATCTTTATCAGCACCTTGTTCTAAAATAGTAAACCCGTGAAACACTTCCTTACCAAATAAAGTTTCTAAATTATATTTCCTAAATTCTTGTGCAGACTTATTAGTTGTTTGAGATGTAATTACATGAAACCTAAAACCATATTCAGTATATAACTTACGTACATATTTAACCGCGTCCCGTAATGGACCTAAATTTGCCATGTGTGTCGATTCATTAAACTTACCAACATATCGTTTGGCTTCCATACCTGGAATTTCATAAATCTTACCTATGTTATATAGTTCTTTATTCTTAGGTTTTAAATTATGTTTTTCATCCATCCATTGTTCGAAGTATGGCCACCAATCGAGTAGTACACCATCACAATCAACTAGAATTATATTATCTTTCAATTTTTAATTTCCTTTTTTATTGTTTATATAGTATATTATAACATAACTAGCGGGAATATGTTAACTATTTTCATGTTATTTGTGGATACCTTTTTGTATCCATTAAGGGATACCTATTTCTTTTTATATTCAACACAGTTAACTGTCAATTCAATAGTTGGCCAAATAGGACAACCACCTTTAAAAGCATTAGCACATGACTCACAAAGATCTTTTTTTACATCAACAAACTTTAACATAAACATTTTTTATTCTCCTTATAAGGATATCTCAGTAAAGGTATTACACATCTCAACAAGTGTTTCATGTTCTTTGGTACCAATTTCGTGGTCCTCTACTGCTCTTTCTAATGCATCAACTAAAGCATTATATTCTGTTATTCTATCAATCTTAATTAAGATTGGTGAAAAAAACTCTCTAGTTACTTCCATCGGTCCACCTATTTTCATACTTGCTCCTTATATTCTTTAATACATCTAATTAATTCTTTATCCCAATTATCCCTATGCTCAATAAACACTTGAGGATCATTGTTATCTACAGTTATAATAGTTACCAATTGTGTAATTGGCATTCCGGTTCTTTCTTCCCAAGCAATAGCATAAAAGGTTTCTTGGATAAAGTAATTCTTTACCCATTCATATTTTTTAGGTTTGCTTGAAGTCTTATAGTCAATGATAGATAGTTTACCATCAAAGATACCAACACAGTCTACTCTACCCGCGACACCCAAATGATCAGAGTACAACGGAAGTTCTTGACCATACACGGTAGTTAATCTTTCATCGAGGATAGGTTTAATGTCCATGAATGAACCTACGGCATGTAATGCAGCATCTTTCCATGTTAGGTCATTGTTAACATATTTTTCTGCAATGGTATGTACTGCGGTTCCACGTGATGATGCTTTTCTTGAAACTCTATTAGCCTCTACCTCACCTACTCTGGCGCGCCAAGCCATTATAGCCTGTTTAGATTGTAAGCTTAGTATAGTTGTTATTGATGGATATGAATTACCTTTAGGTGTTTCATATTTTCTACCAGTTTTTTTGGTAACACAACTTAGATCTTTATAACCCAGATCAATAGGTTCATGTTTAAATATCATATAGTATATTATAACATACTTTAGGTCAAAAGTAAACCCCTATTTAACAAATAGTTTATGGTATAGTGTTTCCTGATCCCGCACCTTTTTTCATTTGTTTCATACGTTCTTTAAAGTTATCATCAGTCTTTGCATGAACATCACCTAACCCTGATATAACAGAAGGGAACGTGGAGAAGTATGAAGAACAATTACGTTCTTCCATATAAGAATCTTTATCGTTGTACGACATAGTCTCGGTCCAGATTTCACCTGTTTCGTTATGTTTAAATTCGTATGTTGGCATAGTTAATCGTGTTTAGTGCACCAGACAAAGCCGATTGTTGATAATATAATTACTAACAACATTAATATATCATTTGCATTCATGTTAATTAAAGATTCGTCGACCCCATATTTCTTCTGCTAATTTAAGAGTTAAACCTTTAACTTTAAGTTTCTTATTCTTAGCGGACATTAATATTGCTGCATCTTTTGGATCCATTGATTCAAGTATTGAAATGAATTTATAATCTGCTCTTTCTTTAGGCATACCACCTTTTATAGCTAGAGGTACTAGATTCTTTGTTTCATTTTTAAGTGTTGAATACCATTCGGATGAATTAGGAGCTGGAGTCCATTCTAGTTTATCAGATACATAAATGATAAGATCAGGGTCAAAATTAATCCGCATAATACTACGTAATGCAACTGAATCATTATCAATTAATATCTTTGCTTTTAAAGCTCGAGAATTAACATTACCTACTTCTTCTAATATTTCAAAAATTTCCATTTAAAACTCACCTGCACATTCTATTAATAAATTCATTCTTTTCTCGATTAAAAAATTTAAAACACTACCCTCTTTAGGGTATTTATAACTTTCTAGTTGGGTGATTGATTCATCTTTAATCTTTTTAGGTGTTCTATCTAAATCAATTAATTCCCTATTACGTATATAGTTTCTAAATGCTTCTTCTGGCATAATACCTTTAAGATTATCTCTACCTGCCCACCATTCATCAATTAATTTTTTACGCATTGGCGTTTGTCTAATCTTATCAGTGAATGAATTGTCAGGGGATAATACATTAGGCACACCATCACCAGAATCACCTTTCATAAGATGATTAAATGCATAACGTGCCGGGGTTGATTCAGGTGGTACTACCATCTTCCCTTGCATTGGTGACCATTGTATTACTTCACCTTTAGTATGCAATTGAATAAAATCCCTATCAGCAGAAATGATAACTATCTTCTCTGCCATTAGTGGTTGTGTTTTATAATTTACAAGAGCTCCAATAATGTCATCGGCCTCTGCACTTTCAACTTTAATCACAGGGTATGGAAAATTATTAGTAATTTCATCTGTTACTATATTTAAAATTCTAAATATCTCATTCCAATCTCTATTATCCTTTTTCTTACTTTCAGTTCTATTAGCTTTATATTGAGGAAATATATCACGTCTCCATGATCTATCATCACAAGCAATAACCATTTCACCAAACGTATGCTTTGGATATTTAACCCTATACGATCTTAAGTTATTTAAAATTACATGTCGAATAAGTTCTTCACTTAATTCTTCACCCCTATTCAATTGACCCATTATCGAACCAATACCAATACCATTATAGTCTACAATTACCATATATTACCCCTTCAAATTCTTCACTGAACCAATACCTATCTTGATTGCAATGATACCATTATAATTATCTTCTCTTAACAAGACCTTTTCATTTACTTGCCATACTAACTCAGCGTAATTTGTATTACCTCTTGTTTTGCATAACTCTATTATTTCACGTTTAAAATTATCCTTTCCTAATTTATCTATATCTTCTAATAACCTTTTAGAAGACCCATAGTAGTCCTGCCAATCAGTTTCTACTATTCTAATTCTTTTATTCTTTCTTCCTTTAAGTGGTTTTAACTTACGTTTAGTTTTAAAATATTTTCTACCCACGTAATCATGTCCGTTCCGTAAGTTAGTAATACGATATACAAAACCATACCAGTCACCCACCATCTCGGGAATAAATTCCTCTCCCTCATAAATCCACATCATCGAACCCATCACGCCACTCACATTCACATCCGCAGAAGGGGCAGTATGGTATTTCCATATCTAGTTCGCCAGCCGATATCATTTCTTTAGCATCAACATCAACTAATATTTCATATTTACTATTACATTGATCACAAACCATTAACAGACATCTCCTGCACTGAGAAATAATATTCTAAATCATCACATCCACCAATGTGTTTTTGACCTAAAAATATTTGTGGGTATGTACGTGCATCTGGCACATAAGATAATAAATTCTCCTTGGTCCATTCAACGTCATCAACTAACCTAGTTTCATATGGTATATTTCTATCATCTAACATTTCCTTTGCTTTATCACAAAATGGGCAATAATTAGTTGTCCAAATAATATTTTCACTCATAAACTTAATCCTTTTAAAGTATTTTCTTCAACATCCTGTTTAACACCACCTACAATGTAAGAGGTAATTTCTGTTTCTTGTGGAGCTACTTGTACATTACCACCACCAATCCACTTTTCAGTAAACGGTAATGGGTTTGCTTTACTTATATGGTATGGTACAGTGTAACCCACGGTCTTTATTCTTTTAGCTGCTATCCATTCTATATATTCTTTTAACAAGTCCGCATTTAAACCAATCATAGAACCACCTTGGAATAAATAATCACACCAATCTCTTTCTTGTTCAATGGCACTCATAAACATGCCCATCACTTCATCTTCAGTTTCATCTTTAATCTTAATATAATCAGAATCTTCTTTGATTAATCCTTTAATGATATGTATAGAGGCAGTTAAATGAGTATTTTCATCTCTTGCAATTAATTTAATAATCTTTGCATTGCCTTCCATTTTCTTTAATTCAGCAAAGGCCCAAGAACATGCAAACGATACATAAAATCTAATTCCTTCCAATATGAATATAGACATCATACATAAGTATAAAGCTTTCTTATGTTCATATGATCCATAAGTACCTTTAAATCCAATAAGAGCATCATAGTATTTAGAAACATCATTACCACATTCAACAATCTCTTTAATGGTAACCATTTCATCAAATACAATTGATGGGTTAGGATATACATTGCGAATTAGATGAGTGTATGATTTAGAATGGATTGTTTCAAAGAATGCCCAAGTCTCAATAAGTAACTCCACCTCAGGTAAAGAACAAATTGGTAGTAATGCGAGGTTAGGGCTTCTGCCTTGTACCGAGTCTAATAAGATTTGTCTCTTAAGATTTGCTGTAAAGATATGTTGCTCAGACTCAGTTAACTTATTAAAGTCAATTTTATCTTTAGTAACATCTATCTCATCAGGGGTCCAGAAGAATGATGACATTTTCTCTTGAAGTTTTTGTATATGTGAATATTTGACCTGATCGTATCGAGCAATATCCACAGGCTCGTCAAAGAACATATTTTTAGTTAAATAGTTTTTTGTGTTTATTTCAAATACTGATTTCATAATATACCTATAATTTGTTGGAGATTCATTTGGTTATAAGGATGAATCTGCCTAAGTCCTCAAATCACCCACTTATTAAGCAGCGATTGCGTAAGTATTTGCGTTTGCGTTTACTTTAGTTATTTTTAAGAGTTTTTTCTCTAACGATTATTATCTTCTGTTACCTTGTCGAAGCCGAGCAACCCCATCAAAGAAGACACTACCGGGGGAAATAATGCCTTCATTGGTGGAGTTGACGGGAATTGAACCCGTGTCCAAAATAACTCCAATAATAACTTTACGTTGTTTTAAATTAAGTGCTAATTATTAGTTTATCGGGGAATTAGCAAACCCACCGGAGCCTCGGGAGAAGGTGTTCGGTTCTTAAGATTTACTTATTGAAAATCTTATATAGTACTGCCGCTGCTACAAGACCAACAAGACCTTGTGCACCAAGCTGGGCAACTATACCAGTAATTGTAGCAATGATATCGCCACCAATGAATGGAACAGTGCCACCAAAGATTACCTGTAATACGATTGCTAATGCAATCAATGCTACGCCGGCTTCAGTACCTGCTTTAATCCAACTTACAACTTTATCTAACATATTTTTCTCCTATGTTATATTAAAAATAGTTTGGCAACGTTTCGGTTGATTATCAACTATAAGATATAGTCTAATTTATTTATACATAATATATATTATA